CCAGACCACGGCGGCAGGATGCTGTTAATTGCTCCTGGCTCACTACGCCCGCAGCTAACTGCCCTACTTCGGCAGTGGCTTTCAGTACATAAGCAGGTAGATTCTCCTGCGCCATTTCGTTAACAGGTACGCATGGCAGGCAATGCAGCTGCGCCAGCGCGCCGTCAACCAGCGTTGCGTCTTCGGTCAGATCGGTCAGTAGCAGCATTTCACGAACGGTTAACTGGTGAACCTGTTCCGGGTTGAGTTTGTTACGGATGGTCTGTGGATTCAGCCCGGCTTTGTTAGCCAACTGAATCATGTTGTGCTTCAGTGCAAACGCCCGGCACGCATCGTCAAAATGACTATGTGTGGAGACACGAAAATCAAACATGATAAATCCCTTCTGCTATCCCAATATGGATGCATCAAGCCTGCATTGTGATTTCACAGCCAGCGGCCGCTTCAATCGTCAATGCAACCATGTTGATCTCGATAAGACCGTTAATGCCCTCTTTCTTCCTGATGGGCAGGCGGTTCTCGCGGTACATCTGGCGCACGGTGCCTTCCTTATAACCAGTGCGGCGGCAGAACTCTTCTACGGTCATGTAGGGTTCCGAAATCACGAGATTGATTGAAGGGCGCATTGAAAATTTACGGGTCATGATGCAGTATTCCTCGGTTCGGGTATTAGATATCGCTATTAAACGCTATTCGGCTCATCACAGACCGAAGAATAGGATCACAAATCGGACATGTCAACGAAAGAAAACACAAATCGCCATAATGCGAAATTGGTTCGTGAAGCGATTGAGAGCAATCGAGGCGGAAAAGACGCAATCTTGCGCTTAGTTGAGGCGTATGGTTTCAGCAGCCGACAGGCGCTATGTAAGCATTTAGGCGTTTCACAAAGCACACTTGCCAACCGTTCAGCACGCGATACTTTCCCTGCTGACTGGGTGATCATCTGCCATATGGAAACAGGTGCATCGCTAACCTGGCTTACGACAGGTAAAGGAGCACGCTTTATTGAAGTTGAGGAATCTCGGATTGTGATTGCCACACACAAAAAAATCACAAATGGGATTTTAGAGCCTATGGATGATTTCGTTCTGGATAAATCTTCGCTGCCCAAAGACTTAAATGCCCCATTTGTGATCAACGCAGATAGAAGCACCTATTTGGTCGATACCTATGAAGGCGAGATCGTCGATGGTTTGTGGCTTATCGAGATTGATGAATTAGTCAGCATCCGAGAGCTGATACGTTTTCCGGGTGGAAGAATACGTGTCGAGAATGGGAAATCGTCATTTGAGTGTGAAAAAGGAGACATTACCATTCTAGGAAAAATCATTACAAAAACCACACCTGTTTGAGGCTACTTTATGAATAATTCAAATGCTTCACTTGAAATTCCCTCAGAAAAACATGATGAAAAGACCTGCTTTATTATTATGCCAATTGCAGATATGGAAGGCTACGACTCAGGCCATTTTGCTAGAGTCTACAACCATATCATTAAACCAGCTTGCGATAACTCAGGATTTAAAGTAATTCGCGCTGATGACGTATCCTCTTCAAATTTCATTGTATTAGATATATTGCGTAAAATTATAGAATGTGATTTAGCTATCTGTGATTTAAGCGGAAGAAATCCAAACGTTATGTATGAATTGGGCTTGCGGCAAGCATTTAATAAAAAAACAGTTCTAATTAAAGATGACCGAACAGTCAGTCCTTTCGATGTACAAGCGTTTCGTTATTGCGAATACGATAGTTTACTACGTATTGATAACGCTCAAAAAAACGTAATCAAGTTATCTCAGGCTATAACATCTACTTATCAACATAATGAGAATGATGTCAACTCAATTGTGCAATTACTGAAAATACAACCCGCATTAGTTGGAGAGAAAACTGTATTAAGTCAGGAAAACACTTTGATTCTTCAAGCCATCAGAGAACTGGGTGATAAATTCCATACTCAAAGCAATTCAATTGAAAAGGTAACAAAAAGAAAACAAATAAAGCATACAAAAGATGGAGAAGATCTAAAAACACAACTAGACTCTTACAAAATTGAACAATTAATAGGTAACTATTATACAAAAAATGGAAAAACATATGGAATTTTAGATGGCGTAGTTAATGGCTCCGACGGAAAAATTTATTATAGTTTTAGGGATGGAAGTAATGGTTATCTTATTGAACCTAATTCTTCAGAGCTGGCTTATTTAATTGATGATGGAATTCCGTTTTAATCGTGGCAGTAAATAAATTAAGCAACGGGAAATGGCAGGCACAAATTTTCCCAAACGGCCGAGACGGCAAAAGGATACGCCGCCAATTTGCCACTAAAGGCGAAGCGCAGTCTTTTGAGAAGTTCGTAAAAGATCAGGCTCAGGACAAACCTTGGCTGGGAGAAAAAACAGATAAGCGACGGGTAATTGAGCTGGTTCAATTATGGTTTAACACGCATGGCATTACGTTGGCCGATGGTGAGAAGCGGCGAACTACAATGGCGTTCGGCTGCGAAGCGATGGGAAATCCACTGGCTACCGAATTTAACGCGAAGATTTTCGCGTCTTACCGTGAGCAGCGGTTAAGCGGCAAAATCACTCGTTCTAACCGAGTGAAGACGGTAACGCCTCGTACGGTCAATTTAGAGCTGGCGTACTTCCGGGCGATGTTTAATGAGCTACGGCGGTTAGATGAATGGAGCGCACCAAACCCGTTAGAGAACGTGCGCGAGTTTAAAATCAGTGAATCTGAGATGGCGTATCTCACCATTGAGGAAATTAGAACGCTCCTTACCGAGTGCGAGAACAGCCGATCCAAAGACCTGACTACCATTGTGAAAATCTGCCTCGCAACTGGCGCACGATGGAGTGAGGCCGAAGGCTTGAAGGGAAACCAAATCCGCGCCGGTCAGATCATCTACGTAAAAACTAAAGGCAAGAAAAACCGCGCGGTGCCGATAACTGAAAAATTACAGGCTGAACTGCCAGTGAGCAGAAAAGCACAGTTGCTATTTAAACCATGCTATTCAGCCTTTAGAAAGGCCATGCAACGTGCAGGTATCGAGACACCTGCCGGGCAGCTGACACATGTTTTGCGCCACACCTTCGCCTCACACTTCATGATGAACGGAGGTAATATTCTTGTACTTCAGCGTATATTAGGGCACACAGATATCAAGGTAACTATGAGGTATGCACATTTTGCACCGGATCATTTGTCAGAGGCGATGTTACTCAATCCCTTAAATACAGTTTGATTGTCACATTATTCAAAATGAACCGTAATCAACATGTTAAAACTTCGCAATTTCATACTCGCCCAGCAAATTTTTATGAATTAGCCCCTTTTTTATTAGTTTTTCCAGAATTTCTTCCTCTTGGTTTGAAGAGTTATAGCTGATGGGGGAACTATTATGCACGTCACTCAATATCTTACACAATAAAACAAAATCCTCTTTAGAATTAAATTCATTCAAAATTTCAATAGAGAAGTTAAGAGATGGTAAATACTTCCTGAATTCAACTTCCATTTCTTTTGTAAGATGAGTATTTATATAATTCTCAATAAAACCTTCAAAATCTTGGTTGTAATTTTCCTTTAAGGTTTTCAAACCATTTATGACATAATCTAAATCCTGTGAATAAGGCCTACCGTGTTTAATGGTAAAATCAAAATAACTGCTTTTATTCAAAAGTGAACATACATAAAAAACCGAATTGAGAGCATAACGATACTTATTATTAACTCGCCCAAAAACATAATGGACTAAAAGATGCTTAGCATTAATAACATTCTTAGTAATTCCTAACTTTTCTTTTGTAGGTGGAGCAAACAAAATAATATCAACAGACTCAAGATCACCAAGAGTTTTGATTATCATTGATTCAACCACCTCCCACTTAAGGCCTCCATTTCCACAACCCAGTGGTGGTATGGCGATTGACTTAATATTCCTTTTGGTAATTTCCTCTCTCAGTTTTTCTAAACCAATTGCGATATATTCATATTGTGATTTCTTCTTCCAATTGTCTTTACTTGGAAAGTTTACAATGAGTTTTTTCTTATCATTTACAATAAGAATAGAGCCGATCTTAAAATCACCTTTTTTACAGGCATCTCTGTAAATGTCATAGTTTTTT